AACAGCACCCCAATATCCACCCAAGCCTCCACCTCCACTAGCAAGCCATATGTTCTCATCATAGTGATCAGATAAACCACGCCTTGAATCAGGAACATAATTGAGAAAGCAGCTAATAGGTAAGCCACGTGTGGTTCCCCCGTTACTAAGAATAGGAGTGCTAAAACCGAACCAGCCCTTGCTTGCGTAGTCATAAAGCCGCTGTGCAAGATCGAAGTCAGTATGTCCTTGATACGTTGCGCCATAGACCGACGCTCTGGCGAAGGCTTCTTGTGCATGTGTCTCTTCCTCCCAGAAATAACGGTCTTTTAATGTTTCAAGAGAAAACACATTAAAATCTTTTTCTCTATCGTAGTCAATTTCTATCCCCAGATAGTTCTGCTTGCCAATCTTTGATGTCATCCAAATCATCCTTCTCTTTTAACTGGGCTTGTCTGTAGCCCTTAGTTCTTGCTTTACTTTTAGATTTCTTTTTCTTCTGAAACCTCTCAGCTCTTTCTGCTTTCCTATCCCAACTTGTCACCCGGATGCTCCAACATGTAACGAATCAAACGCTCTTCATACCAACGGGCCTTACGTAAGTCTTCTATAGGCTTACCTTTGTAACGACAACGCCAGTTATATTTCAGTGCATTACCACGCAAGTATCCAATGTACTCATCGTGTGTAAGCATACCTTGGATAGCATCAATACATTCCATACCGCCATTGTTGTAATGCTCTGGCCTATGTACAGGATCAAACTTATAATCTCCATATAGGGGATGATCATTAGGATCATTGTTATCATCATAGATATGATTCCATGTGTCGGCTACAGGTGTTGCGGTTTTTTTCCTAAGTGCATTCCACTCTTCTGGTGTTGCGTCATCAATGCTCATTGCATCTCCACAGTTAGTTTATCATTTCGTTTTTTAAACTCTTCAGAGTCTTTAGCTTTAACATCAATCCAACTATCTGGGATTGTGTCTTCACTAAACCACCTAAAGTCATTAGCCCAAGCCCACTCACCGTGTGATCTTTTAGTGCCGTCTTTACGGCGCTTAGCTCCCGGCATAGGGGCATCGGGATTTGCAAACAAGAATACCAACTCAGTATCTTTGGGTAATTTTTTTCTTACCCAAATATATTTATTATATTCTTGGAAGTCCCAGAACCTACCTTTAGATTCTAAAAGGATTTTTTTACCTTCAATATGGCGAACAAAGTCTGGCTCATACTTGTGCTCAATTACATAAGGTACTTTATCTACATGGTGCTTCCAATCTTTTAAGATTGATTCGTGAAGAAGCGCCTCCCATATAGAATCATACTTATTACCGTCAGGCTTTATAAGTTTTTTAGGGCGCGGTACTCGTCTTTTCCTAGCGCCTGATTTAATTTTTGCCATAGATATACTTCCTATAGCTGTTATTAAACATTGTATAATCTATATTGTTTAAAGTGTGCCCATCTTTTATCATTTTTTTGAGCACGGACACAACCCAAGATCGGGTGTATATACTTTTATATAATGTTTTATTGTTGTAGATATACTCTTGTTGGGACAAGAAATCTTCTACGTTGGCAGGCGTAATTTTATTTTGGTCTTCTTCGGGGACTAAAGTGTGCATCCAAGCAGCTAGAATATCTAGACTTTTTTTACGGATCAACTTCATAGTTTTACTGTTCAACTATAACTTCCTTAACTCTAGGGGCGTTAACAACTTTGGTGAAGTACGTCAGACCTTTAGAGTATTCAAATACCCTAAGCCCCTCACCATCATTACTGTCTGCCCAGCAATTAAATTTATGGGGACAAAACACGCAGGAGCGTGGTAGCTTTTCGTTACCTTTTACTCCTTCGGGTATAGGATTATAGCATTTTTCTGGAGGGGAGTCAAGCTTTATAGCCTTCTTTAAGTTTTTTATTTTACTTTTAATAGAAGGCTTATCCATATCATCAGGGCGGAACAGACACAACTCTCCGTTTTCTTTGTTGATCACAAGAAAGCCGCCTGATTCTGTCCCTTCATGGGCCTCGTATCCCGCTAACTGCGCCATGTATCCGAAGTCATCTTGTTCTGCTAAAGTTCCTTGTGCAAACTTTTTGAATGCAAAACCAGAAGCAGTCTTTACATCAACTACTTCACCATCAATTTTACAGTCCATGTGGCCTGTAATCCCCTCCACTACAACTTCTTTTTGCTCATCAGTTACTGTGTGCCCAGCCAAACGCACAAGCATAAGAAGTAATTCCTCTAGAATATGTCCGTAAAGAAATTTAATTTGCGTGGAAGCTGAATGTTTTTGTGCATGATTACTACTATTAATATCATACCAAAGCTGCCTTGAAGGTTTCCCCACGTTACTCATACGCAGCCCCTTTGTTTGTGTCCTAGGCGTAGCCCAGTGTACCAAAGCGGACTTCATATTCTCACCAAAGTTATATATTATATCATCAGTAAGATCAATATCTTTACCTTCAGACAGTACATCAAGGGTAGAGTATATGTCCTCTACTAAAGTGTCTAGAGTTTTAGAAGAGTTCAAGCTGCCCTCCCTCATAAAATAACTTATCAAGTTCATCAACAGCTACGGCAGATCCCATATAAAACCATTCTCCTTTACGTCCACGGCCCTCTAGGGTAAGCGCATTGTGTGCCTTACTCTCAGCCTCTCGTCTATCAGAAACTTTATAAGATTTTACAATTTCATAGTCTCTATAAGGTGATGATGTTTGATATTGTTTTAATCTATCTTTAGAATCTACAGCCATACCTACCTTAACCCAGCCCGGAAACGAAGGGTTATACATAATATATACTTCTCCTTCTTTAGATCTTTCATAGTTTTCTAAAGAACTAAAAGCAGCATCAGTAAAACCTTTGTATCTTCCGGGCTTGTGTAAAGGATGAGCTTGTGATATATAATTACCATCTACCCACATTCTATTAGAGTTTCTTTTTTCTTTAACAGAAGTTCTTTCTCGGATGTGTCCCCCAGTATGGATACTGGAGCCATCTTCGGGGTAGTAATACCACCAATCCCCATCCTCAAAAACATGCTTACCTGTTCTAGTGTGTTTCTGACCAGTTGCTTCCGACATGATAATCTCCATCTAGCGGACAGTTAAGTCCTAATTGTACACCGGCTTCTATTATAGCACCGATACCTAAGTTTCCCACAGTGTCAGCTATAGTTTCTTCTGCTTCGACCTGCCATTCATCGTGGACATTGGCGACAACAGAAGCATCTAAATCTTTTATTTTGTCTGAAAAAATAATTAAAGCTTTCTTCATAACAATAGCACCGGCACTTTGCAACAATGTATTCAAAGCTGAATGCTCACTGCGAACAATAAGCTTGCGACCATCAATACCTTTTATGTATCCTTTCTTGGATGCTCTTCCAACTTTATCTTTAAGAGATTTGAATGATGGAAGATTATCGAAGAAAGATTTTCTAAGTCTTGCACCAACGTCCCTACCTCCTCCAGCCACGCTTCCAAGTTTAGGATCTCCTGCTCCGTATAAGAGGGCATATATAAATGTCTTTGCCTGATTTCTAGATTCAAGTCCTGCAAGCTTTTGGTTAGCTGTGTGGACATCTCCGTTAATGATTTCATTTGTGTACTCCTGATCGTCCATATAATGTGCAAGCATTCGCAACTCAAGACCACTAGCATCAATACCAACAAGCTTGTAGCCTTCGGGGACAGTCCAACAAGCCCGACATTCCTTACCGTACTCAGAAGATAAGCTAGGAACTTGGGCCATGTTGGGACTGTTGTGTGTCATCCGTCCTGTAATAGTACCGTTAGAATTTATATATCCCCTTACTCTTGAGTCATCGTCACACTCTTTTAACCACGAAGTTATAGAAGCTAAACGCTTTTGTAACATTAAGTATCTTGAGATCAATTGTGCTTGAGGTATATTTTTTATTTTATTTAGTACACTTTCATTAACGATAGGTTGTCCTGTTGGTGTAAACTTTTTTGGTTTCCAACCAAACTCTTGTAAGTACTCACCTATTTGTTTTCTTGATCCAAGATTGAAAGGATGAGACATAACTCTTTTAAGTTTTTTATTACCACATATTTCGACATACTCGTCATCGGATAGTCTTACTCTTTTATTTAACTCTCGGCACTTAGCAAACTTAGATACGGCTCCATCTGCATTGTAAGCGATACGAAGAGTGAACACTTCTTTTTTAGGCTTGAATACTTTATGTACTTCACGCTTAACATCTTCAAGCTCTTCTTCAAACTTAGCTTCTAAAGTCATGGCATATTTTCTATCAAGAAGTATACCTTTATTCCTTTGATCATCTATTAATTTGTAAGCTTCGTGTTCTATTTCTACCGACAAAGCAGAGAAACCTTTGCTTTCTCTTTTAAGATATTCGTAAACCTTAGCGTTCACCATCACGTCATTGATACAATACTTCATCATCTCAGGTGAGTACTCATCAAATTCTACATGTTCTGTTTTCCTATGACCAATCCTAAAGCCCCAAGACTTTAAGCTATGGCTACCCTCGCGGGTAGGATTAAGAAGACGAGAAAGAATTAATGTATCTCTAAGAATACAATTTTCTGACAGGTCTACACCATAAAGTTTTTGTATTGCAGGGACATCGAAACCTATAATGTTATGTCCAATAAGTTTGTCGGCAGTAGACAAAAAAGCTACACCCTCTTCTAGATGATCAGGATCAAAGGTGTGTACCTTTTGAGTATCTACATCATAAGCAACAATACACCATGCTTTTGTATAATCTAGACCATCTGTTTCAATATCAAATACTAAATTTAAAATGGTATGTTATCCTCTTCATTAAAGAACTCGTCGGGCTGCTCATCAAATAATTCTTTGAGCCTTCCTGTGTCATTATCATACAACAAGTGTGTCGCCATACCTACATCTCCAGTGTATCTAGATTTAAGAACACGAAGGTGTGTGGTGTTTGCCTCTTGTGGATCGTCGCTTTGTTGATTGCGCTCCAAAGCAATCACACAGTCACTAAGCTGTGCTATAGATTGGCTGCCTCTAAGGTGCGACAAGCCTACTGTAACACCCTGCTCATGCCCCTTGTTCCCCTCTACACGTCGGAGGTGGGATACAAGAATCATGCCTGCCCCTGTCTCTTCTACTAGAGATCTTAGTCGAGTCATAATGCTATCAATAGCCCTACGCTCATCGCCGTCAGCCATAGAAGATACGAGCATGTGCAAGTGGTCTACTACAATCCATTTACAATCACAACCTATAGTCAAGTAGCGCAGCTTAGAAAATATTTCTTCGATGTCGTGCTGGCCTAAGTGAGAGTAAATCCACAACCTATCTTTAGCTTCACCTTTGAATAAGGCAGCATGGTGCTTACGCCAATCTTCTTCAGGGAACTCTTCACGTATTTGATTGATGTAAAGTTTAGCATTGGCTTCGATAGAGACAATACCATCCACGGTACGATTTTTGTTTTCTTCCAACGCTAGAATACCTACACGATCTTTAGTATTCTTAATAAGAAAGTGTTCAATTTCTCTAGTGATAGAAGACTTACCAAGTCCCGTGCCTCCGGTCAAAGTAACCAGTTCGCCCTGTCTCATACCGTAAAGCTTTTCATTGAGGCCATCCCAAGGATAAGGTACAGACTCTTGTTTTTCCCTAGAGAAATAACTGTCATCCATATCAGAGACATTGATAATACCCGAAGGTGTATACAACCTAGCTGCCCACCAAGATGTCACATAAGCCTGCCTACTGTTCTGCCGAAGCATATCATTAGGATCTTTGAACTCTTCTGGTAGCGTAAGTATTTTACTTTTGCCGGGGCGGAGTATACGCGCTACTTTTTTAGCAGCCTCGCGTCCTACTTTGTCGTTATCAAAATTAATAACTACGCAGTCAAAAGATTCTAAAAACTCTAAGTTTTCTTTGACATCTTTGACCGCACCTCCCGCGCCATTCTTTACAGATACCACAGGCCATTTAGAACCAAGCAATTCATAGGCCGCCATCGCATCGCACTCTCCTTCAACAAGGGTAACGAACTTACCGCCAGCCTGAAAGATTTGCTGCCCGAACAAGCCCGTGTTTTTAGGAGATCCTTCCCAAGCAAAGTCTTTGTTCTGCACGTTGCGTATTTTAGCACCGCCCATTTCATTGCCATTGTAGTAGGGGTAGAAATGATTAATTACTTTTTGATTTGAATCAAGTATAGATTTTACACCGTACTTTTTTACAGTTTCCAAAGAGATTGAACGGTCAGCCAGTGCGTTGAAAGAACCATCACTATAGTTCATTGCATTACGTTTATAAGTTTTAAAGTCTGACACAGGGGCAGTGATAGTATCACCTCCTTCATAGTTTTTTAGATATGTATTACAACTAAAACAGTAGCCGTTACCATCAGCATCCACAGATACAGGGTCACTGCCACCACATTTATTACAAGGCAAATGAAATTTAACAAACGCCAAAGTATAACCTCCAAAAATAAAGGGGCCGAAGCCCCTATTTATTAGTCGATACCGTCAAGACTTTCTTGTTCAGGAGCAGTGAGTAACTCCTCCAATTCCTTGGAGAAAGTTATCTCTGCTGCCTGTAACACGGCAAGTCTTTTTTGCAGAGCGGCACCCTCGTCACGAACTTCTCGGACAAAGCCTACAAGTACTTGTCCCCTCTCAGGGAGGTCAGCAACATTGTATTCTTTATCCTCAAAGGTCAAAGTGTTTGTGGCTTCTTCACTCAAAGCTCTGCCTCCTCTTCACCTTCAATGTCGAACTCATCGACATCGCCGTTATTGTATTCAACAAGATTTAAGACTTGCATTTTCATAAAGTCAAGACCTTTGAAAGTCTTTCCATTCCATTGCGATTCCCATTCTTTATATTGCACTTTGACATGCGATCCGTTACCGACGTTGACATCAATTTCTTGTTTGAGTCTATCCATAAGAACAGGTGCTCTACGAACCATACCATTTGGCCCATTGACTTTACGTTTAATAATGATGGCGGGGCCTTCATTCATTTGCTTGACAGTGAAACCACGGTCTTCAAATGCTTGCGCCGTCTCATTATCTACAACTAAGTTGACCGTGTAGCACGGATCATAAGTTGTGTTAGGGGTAGTAACAAAAGCCCAATATGCTGTGCCTTCTAGTACTGCCATTTTTATACCTCTCGTTTGGTTTTGGTGGGGAGATTATACATTGAGTAAGGAATCATGTCAAGCATAATTTCTTTCCCATTGCAATTTTCTTTTTTTCAATCCGTTTTCACGGGCGAGTTTACTGGCATCACAACGTGCGGCGTACCAATAAATAGATTTAAGTTCCTCCTTTAAAGCTCTGATAGTTAAGGTTATTTTACCCTTGCCGAACAAGGGCACGACTGTGCATTTCTTACTTCCTATTTTAATTTTACACATTCGCCAGCCATCCAGATAATACCAAGTTGAAAACTCATCGCTGCGTTTAGGGTTCAACAAAAAACTTTTAAGTTTTAAAATATCTTCTACCATTCACCTAGCCTTTCAATAAACTCAGAGAACAAAACAGATAAGTCTCCATCTTTAATTTTCCAGCAGCCTACTTCGGAACATCTTTCTTCTACGAAAGAAATGAACCGATGTTTAATCCTATCCGAAGGTGGGCTGGCACCGATTCGCAACGCAAACAATTGGCACCACCAATCGTCTATCTCACTACAAAATTCTTCTCGTGGGTCAGTAGCACTCATTGACATCCTCCAGTTGGGTTTTCAAATAAAGTCTAACAAAAGATTCAGGAAATTCCTCGCCATGTTTTAACATTAAGTGCAGCGCATCTTCTTGCATTTCATCACTGACATCTTCAAACCCACAATAAATAGTGGAGTAATAAAGAATATGATTACACATGTCTATAAGGTTTTGCATTAAGGATCGCCTCTATCTATACCTGAGTTTTTCACAATACGATTAACAGTGGAGGCAGCAAGATTTAATTTATTACAAATTTTAACTTGGCGATACCCTTCCCTGTGTAGTTTTAAAACACGAACAGTATTTACTGTAGGTGAGGTCTGTCTTCCGATAGGCCAGTACCTATTGATAAATATGTTATCAAGATTACGTTGACAATTAATAGCTTTATAAAACATTGAACTCACGAAGTTTCCTTTCTCTCGTCATATTTATCTCCCCAAAACTCTATATCGTCGTGCAAATCTTTTAGGGTATCACGGGCATCAGTAAGCCGATCATATCTTTCAAGACCTGCGGAAGGGACTTTCTCCCTTTGTCTTTCATAGTGTTTAACACGTTCCATTAAAGTGTCTTTGATCTCAGCCAGTATAAGCTCACGCAACTGACCTTCAAAATACTCGACGGTACTACTGTTAAGTATAAGCGCATCACGACTCTTAGAATGAATCACAAAATGATTTACAAATACATCTATATTATCCAACGGTCACAACCTCCAACTCAGTTTCAATCCAAACTTTAGCGCCACACGGTAGAGGGTTATCGGGGCAGTAGTAAACACTTACCAGTGGCTTACCTTCAGAGTCTACAACAGCGGCATGGTTAGCCTTTCTATTTTGTTTGTAGTCTTTGACAGTAATCACTGGCAACTCAGCACCTTTGGCGTTAGCCTTGATGTTATGTTGATTAACATGGATTCTAGTTTTCATTAAACATCCTCAGTAATCTGACCATTAGGAAAAACTTCAGTATAGCCTCTAATTTCAGTAGAGATTATCCTGTTGTCATAATCTGTAAATGAGTAGTCACAGCAATAAACTACATCTTCAGAGTCAACATTTTCTTCAACTGTAAGAGCTACTTCAACAAGAATTTTTTTAGTTTTCATACAATTCCTTATCTGTACTGGTATTGGAAGGAGCAGTTTAACACCATGCTCAGGGTGTCAGGAGTTAGGCTGCCATTGGGAACTTTGCTATTACTTGTTGTACCTTTTCAGATTTCTTGACTTGAGCCACTGGAATGTCTCTTGTATTCTTTCGAGTACCTACATGATGGCTTGACCAATCAGTCAAAGCATTGTAGACAGCCCAGTAAGTTCCACCCATTGTTGGCTTGTATCTTCCATTGTATTGGTGCCAAGCATAAACCAAAGAAGAATTATTATAGGCCGTCGGCATAGCCATGATTGAATAAGTATCCTCACCTTCTTTTAATTTACCAAGTGCAAACTTAGAACCTGTCGCCTCTGCAATATAACTAAAGGCTTCTTTGCGACCAACAGGAGTATTAGACCACTCAGCCCAGATCTCATTTTGAGTATCGAGGATACTCATTATCTTATTCATTTGGTGAGCGCCTTGATCCACACTGAGCTTGTTGGTATGTCGAGCTTTGTAGATTCCAGCGGTCTGCCCAAGGAATACTTGATGGTTTGTGCAAGCATTTTGCAATGCTCCAACAGTCGCTTGGTAGGGCCATACAGAATTGAATGAATTGATGTGGAGCATCTCAAGAATAGCCGTGTCGCCATCGGGAGTTGTGATCTCATGGTTAGGCAACTGATGCCGCACAAAACAAACTGCACCATCATCTCCCACTTGAATAGTTTCTTTAATGTTCCGAAGGCTCAAGTTGCTGCGCTCCAATACATTACGAGCAGTGTCAATCATTTTAGTATGTGACACTGGCTTGTAGCGGTCGCCGTGGATAGCCAGAGCATCGCCGGTATCTTCGCGGTAGTAAACATGCTTACCCTCAAGTTTAAGTATACCACCAAATTTATCTGTGCCGCTTGCCTTATATAATACTGGCGTAGAGACAACTTCAAAGTCTGCTTCGCCGTATCCAGCATTTCGCAGATTATCAACTTCTGAATTGTTTCCAAACAAAAAACTAACTGTGTTCATACGAACTCCTGATTATAAAATTATGAGTTGCCAGCTGCTCATTGCCACTCTTTAAAGGCTCCACAAGGGAGGTGGCGGGTCAGGCTTCACGGTGCCTCCAACCGTACCCCTAGAAAAACTAGGAAGGTCGTAAGACCTCCTTCCTAGTTTTCTAGGGAGAATCTTAAAGTATTTTAACTGCGATGTCAAGCGACCAACTGTAAATTATTAGGGTCTGCAAAGAAATTCAGATCGCCTTGCCCCTTGAGTCTTTCTAGTTTTGTAGATCCTTTGCGTGTTAATTTACCGACGGTGCCCTCCTCATCTAAAAATCTCAAGTCGGTGGCATCAAAGTCTGCTAACTCTACAGTATTACCAAACAACTGTATATTATTAGGTATCTTGAACTCGCCTTTGCACTCTTTAGTATTAAAGGATATTGCAATGTTGAGTCCAAGATCTGTAGCAGTTTTAAGTTGCCCAATAGTCTTGACACTATTTAATGATGCCGAAAATGTGAGATGATAGTTAGACAAAACATTACGAGTAACGCGGTGTAGAACCTTTGTGTAATCATAAAATTGTATGTTAGGCAACGATGCGATAAGATCAGTCCATACCACATCACTAGTACCGTTCAGTCTGATACAATAATTGTCAGTCTCATTGCGTAGTATCTCGGCCCGTAATCTTTCTTTGAAACCATCAGGATCTTCAAGATATTGCACAGTTCTACGAGTCATAGCCCTCTGAGCATTAGACATTCCAAGTCGGCCCGAAGATCTAAGACAGGGTTCTTTACACCCAGCAACATCAGCATAAGCACATAAAGTATTACGCGCCACAAGATCAGCGGGTTGCAAATACAATATACCTGTGGTATAATCTTGCTTTTTAAAGCCTTTTAAGATCTTAGTAGAACTATTAAACCCCATTAAGGGTAAATTATAATTATATATATACTCCTTAATAGGTTTAATAGTCTTCAAAGTTATTGCGTTTATTCTATTCACCAAAGGCTTTCTCCCATTCTTTAGGTGTTATTCCTGACACTATAAACTCACGTTGATCATCAGTCAAATCTGGCATTGCATCTTGAATTAACATACCACCCTGCCAGTTATTAAACTGTTCATAAGTGATAGGCATATCAATAATGCGACGAACACCAGTTAACATAGATTGTTTTTCGATCAGCACATTATCCTCCTGTTCCCTTTTTAATCTTTAGAGGTCGTAAGACCTCCTCTAAAGATTAAAAAGGGAGCCGAAGCTCCCATTATTTAATTAGTGCAGCCGCAAGAATCCGGATTGGCTACCATCTCAGGAAGCTGCACCATAACCATACTAATGGTTATAATTTTAGTTTGTAACTAAGCGGAATCCTCCGGGGTAATTCTTTGAACTAACATCACGATCATTTGCGCGACATCCCATTTATCAATCTGCCAAACTTTAGTTTTATTAAACTTGGCAGCCACCACATCTTCAAATCTCGCTAACACCGCAGTATGGAGTTCAGGATTCATTTGAAGACTACCAAGTTCAGAAGTTAACATATCAACTGCATGTTCAAACTTCATCAATTGCATAAGTTCAAAAGATACATCACGGCGCTCATCGACAACAACAGAATTAGTCATATTGACTCCTAAGAAAAAATTACAATAATGAATGGGGTCAGCGGAGCTGCTAATAGTGCAACCACTGGTATCCAAATATCTAAATTATATTTATCCATAAAAACTCCAAAAGCCCCCCGAAGGGGGCCAAGTTAAATTAGATCATTCCGAGATCAGCGGCAGTCGCAAGACGAGGAGCCGAAGAGGTTTTAAAGTTCTTTGACTGCTTTGGATTTGCAGTGATTTTAACTTCTTTGTTGGATTTCAAGTCATCAGTTCGGAGAACTTTGATATACTTCGACGCAGCGGAAGTCTTACCGTTGATTTTTTTCACCGAAAACAATTTGTTGATATCCCCAGCCAAAGGCTGTCCTTCGTGAACCGACTTGATCGAAGCCCCAAAGCGGGCTTTGAGTTTATTAAACTCAAACTTCTTGAGGTCATTCTCACCGATGAATTTATATGCCAAAGTCGCAGCACAGGCATAGATCGCTTTGTCGGTCGCAGGTTTTGTCAAATCATACTTAGCCATAATCGTTTTCCCGATTGTGTAATTTTTCGTCGAGCCGAAGCCCTTCCTAGGTTTGACTATCTTTAAAATCTTCAGAAGTCGTAAGACTTCTTCTGAAGATTTTAAAGATAGTCAAACCTTATCCACCTAGTCCTATTAAGCCTAAGAAGGCTTAATAGGACTAGGTGGAAATGTAAAAGACCCCTTGGGTCTTTTAAACTTTGGAGTCTGTTAGCTCCTCTTAGGAGGAGCTAGATGGACTTGGCAGCTTGGGAGTTAAATAGCTTTCAAGTTCTTGAAAGCTATAAAGAACTTTGAAGTTTAGAATAAACTTCAAAGACTAAAAAGACTTCAGTTTACTTTGTAAACTAGAAGTCTTTAAAATTCTCTGGAGGGTTCAGCCTCTAAAGTCTTCTTAGACTTTAGAGTCTGGGAGGGATCTGCTTTAAAGTCTCTAGAGACTTTAAAGTATGCGCGGAAGAATAATGGAGTTTTCCAAGTTCTTTAGAGAACTTGGAGGGGCCGGGCAGGAGGCCATACCCCCTACCCCCTATATATACTAAATCATATACATTTTGAACTGAAAGTGATGTTAACCAGTTTGGAAGGGTCTTCAAAGTCTCCACAACCCCCATATGAGCCAAAAGTAGTGTGTACCAGTTTGGGCGGGTCTTCAAAGACCTTCAAAGAAGGGAGATATATATAGATATAGCCCCGGTGGGTCTATAAATATTATAGAGTTAATTTAGAGATTTGTCAAGAAAAAACTTGACAAATCTGTAAACTACCTCTATAATAAAACAATGAAAAAAGAATTGACAACGAAACAACAGACTTTCTTAGATTATTTAGTCGAGACAGGAGGTGATCCAAAGCAAGCAGCAGATTTAGCAGGCTATGCTCCTAACACTCATTGGCAAGTAACTAAAGCCTTAAAAAATGAAATAATAGATCTAGCCTCTAATATTCTAGCTCAATCTGCACCTAAAGCTGCCATGAAGCTTGTGCAAGTTATGGAGTCTGAAACACCTATGCCTCAAGTCAATGTAAGACTACAGGCAGCCCAAACGATTTTAGATCGCACAGGGCTAGGAAAAGCAGACAAACTAGATGTCAGTCATAAGGTAGAAGGAGGGATTTTTGTGCTACCCGCTAAAGAAGAGGTAGTAATTAATGTTGAAACGTAGGTCAAGTTCTACAATTCCATTTGGATATGTGCTTTCTGAAGATACTAAGTTTCTAGAAGAGGTTCCAGAACAACTAAATATATTAGAAGAAATAAAGCCTCTGATAAAGGATAGGTCTTTAAGTTTGCGCGAAGGGGCTATGTGGGTTGAATACAAAACAGGCCGTAAACTAAGTCACGCTGGTCTAAAAAAGATTGTAGATAATGAATGATTGGGATGTAAATCCTGACAGATATCAGACAGATGATGATGGAAACTTTGTATTAAAAGTAGACGGAACACCTAGAAAGAAGTCTGGAAGAGCCAAAGGATCTAAATCCCGAGGCTATCATTATAGCAGAGCTACTCAAAATAAAATGGCTGCTAAGAAAGCAGTACGTGTAAAAGAAAAACTTATTGCAAAAGCAGAAGCTAAGATTAAAAATCAAAAGACTGCTTTAAAAACTTCTAAGGCTACACTTGCTAAACTAGATAATAGCGAGAAAGCTGTTGAAGGTAAAGTGCTTACAGAAGATACTATTGAGCAACTTCCTAAAAAAGTAAAAGAAGAAGCCCTTGAAAATATTATCTTTAAACCTAATGATGGGCCGCAGACAGACTTCCTAGCGGCTCCAGAGACAGACGTATTGTATGGTGGCGCAGCAGGGGGCGGTAAGTCCTATGCTATGCTCGTAGATCCCCTCAGATTCGCACACAGGGCTGCTCACAGGGCGTTGATATTAAGACGCTCCATGCCTGAACTGAGGGAGCTTATAGATAAGTCTAGGGAGTTATACCCAAAGGCTTTTCCGGGATGTAAATTCAGAGAAGTTGAAAAGATCTGGACATTCCCCAGTGGTGCTAAACTAGAGTTTGGCTTCCTTGAAAGAGATGCAGATGTCTATCGCTATCAGGGACAAGCTTATAGTTGGATTGGTTTCGATGAAATTACTCACCTATCAACAGAGTTTTCTTGGAACTACCTAGCATCAAGACTGCGTACTACAGACCCTGAGATTACGCCGTACATGCGTTGTACAGCTAACCCCGGTGGTGCTGGTGCAACATGGGTAAAGAAGCGTTATGTGAACCCATCAGAGCCTAATGAAAGCTTTACAGGCCATGATGGATTGACACGACGTTTCATACCAGCCCGTTTAGAAGATAACCCATACCTTTCCTTAGATGGTAGGTATGAGCAAATGCTTAAAGCTCTACCAGCGGTACAGCGTAAGCAGCTTCTAGAAGGTAACTGGGATGTTACGGAAGGTGCTGCCTTTACAGAGTTTGATGTAATGGAGCATGTTATAACACCATTTGAAATCCCAGTAGGCTGGGAAAGGGTGAAAGGAATTGACTACGGATACGCTTCAGAATCTGCTTGTGTTTGGGGCACTGTTGATCCCTCTGATGGTACACTTATTATATATAGGGAACTTTATCGGAAAGGACTAACAGGTGTTGATTTGGCTCAAATGATTACGAACATGGAGCTAACAGACCCCTACTCTGTGCCGGGAGTACTTGATACAGCGGCATGGAACAGAACAGGTACTACAGGCCCTACAGTTGGAGAAACACTTCAACGAGCAGGGCATAAATTGCGTAGAGCAGATAAAAATAGAATACAGGGTAAGATACAAATCCACGAATACTTGAGAGTGCAACCAAGTGGCAGACCTAAGATACAGATATTTAATAGCTGTCCCAACTTGATACGTGAACTCCAAAGTCTTCCTCTGGACAAGTCTAACCCAGAAGATGTTAATACAAATGCACCTGACCACGCTTATGATGCGTTACGCTACTTAATTATGTCAAGACCTAAAGTCAATGACATCTTTAGTCAGTTCAGGAATCTAAGAATGGAACAGGCATATACACCCGTTGATTCGGAGTTTGGATACTAATGGCAGAAAATAGTTTAACAGCGAATAATATTTACTTCGGAGACGTTGAAGGCGAAGACGGCCTTGAACTGACCCTAGAAGAAAATCTACGCAATAATCTAGTGAGTCTAATTACTGACCGCTATGTTTCTGCTAAGTCTTCACGCGATCTAGATGAGCAGCGTTGGCTTACAGCGTATCATAACTATCGTGGTCTATACGGCAAGAATGTACGCTTTAGAGAGTCTGAAAAGTCTCGTATCTTTGTTAAAGTAACTAAGACCAAAGTACTTGCAGCCTTTGGACAACTTGTAGATGTTGTGTTTGGTGCTAATAAGTTTCCTATTGGCATTAGTGAAACTAAGATGCCTGAAGGTATTTCTCAGTATGGGCATGTAGATGCTTCTGCTGCACCGGGTATTGAAACCTCTCAAGGGCAGGCTCCACAAGAAGAACAAGAAACACCTGAAAATCCTTATGATGTAGGCTTTGAAGGTGACGGACGGGTGTTAAAGCCCGGAGCTACTTTTGCTACAGGTAAGTTTGAAGATATTAAACTTGACAAACTTGCTGAAGAAAAAGAAATGCTTAAAGAAGGGCCTTCACCAGACCCACAAATACTTGAACTAAGTCCTGCACAAAAAGCTGCACGGCGCATGGAAAAACTTATACACGATCAGATAGAGGAGTCTAACGGCGCTAGTGAAATTAGAAACGCATTATTTGAATCAGCTTTATTCGGCACAGGAATCGTTAAAGGGCCGTTCAATTTTAACAAGACCCTCCACCGATGGGACGAAGGAGAGGATGGTGATCGAACTTACTCTCCTGTTGATGTTAGGGTGCCTCGCTTGGAGTTTGTCAGCATCTGGGACTTTTTCCCAGACCCCAACGCAACAAATGTTGATGAATCAGAGTATGTATTCCACCGCCATAGAATGAACCGTACTCAGCTTCGTAGTCTTGGTAAGATGCCTTACTTTGACAAAGAAGCAATACGTACATGCCTCCAGATGGGGCCTAATTACGTAGAAGAAGATTATGAGCATGAATTAAAAGATGATAATCGTAATGATGAATACGGTTCATCTCAGTATGAAGTACTGGAGTACTGGGGTGTTATGGATGCAGAGTACTGCCGACAGGTGGGTATGGAGATTCCTGATGAAGTAGATGACCTAGATGAAGTACAGATCAATGCTTGGGTCTGTAATGGTCAAATGCTTCGCAGTGTTGTAAATCCTTTTACACCTTTCCGTATTCCTTATCATGCGTTTAGTTACGAAAAGAACCCCTATAGCTTTTTTGGTATTGGCGTAGCAGAGAACATGGATGACAGTCAAAAGATTATGAATGGTCATGCGCGTATGGCTATTGATAATCTAGCTCTATCAGGCTCTGTAATCTTTGATGTAGATGAAACTGCCCTTGTAGGTGGTCAAAGCATGGAGATTTATCCGGGTAAAGTATTTAGGCGACAAGCAGGTGTACCCGGACAAGCTATTAATGGTTTGAAGTTTCCTAACACTACTGTAGAAAACATGCAGATGTTTGACAAGTTCCGACAGCTTGCAGATGAACAGACAGGTATTCCTTCTTATAGTCATGGTCAAACAGGCGTACAAAGCATGACACGTACCGCATCAGGTATGTCTATGTTGCTTGGTGCAGCCTCATTGAACATTAAGACTGTTATTAAGAATCTTGATGACTTCCTGTTAAAGCCTATGGGTGAAGCATACTTCCAATGGAACATGCAGTTTTCAGACTATAAGCTTGGTATTGACGGTGACTTAGAAGTTAAGGCTACAGGCACGAATAGTTTAATGCAGAAGGAAGTACGCTCTCAAAGGCTTACAATGTTTCTTCAGACCGCAGCTAACCCTGCTGTAGCTCCGTTTATTAAGATGAACAAGCTTATCAGTGAACTGGCGTATAGCTTAGACCTAGACCCAGATGAACTGATGAATGACCCTGAAGAAGCTGCGATGATGGCTCAGATTATAGGAATGCAAAATAATGTTGGACAAAGCCCTAGCCCGGAAGCTGGCCCCGATAGTCAAGGACAAGCGCCAATGGGAGGCCCTGAAGGAGTACCTCAACAACCTCAAGACCTTGGAGCTACAGGTACTGGTGGCGGCAACATCGGAACTGGATCTGTTCCGCAGTCAGGGGAAGCTGAGTTCTCTGGCTAGGCTAGAGACACTTCCTGAACAAGTAGACGAAGCACTTAATAGGAAAGATTATGACTAGAAGTTTTGATATGGAAGCAGGATATAGATCTATGTTGGAAGATTTTCAAAAGTCTTATGCTAAGGCTAAGACCCCTGCTGAAAGAAAAAATATTGAGTCTAACTTTCAAAGGGATACTGGAAACGTCAGTGATATGACTAAAATTGCTGTCCACAAAAAAATAGAAGAGGAACGTAGTGCTGAAGAACGTGCAGCAAGATCCGGAAAAGCAAAAGGTGGTTTACCAGATCTTACAGGCGATGGAAAGATTACTCAGGCAGATGTCTTAAAAGGACGTGGAGTATTTAACGAAGGTGGCTCAATGATGATGCCCCCTGAAGGTATGCCAGTAGATACCTATCCTAACATACCAGAAGATGAAATGGATGAAGCACTGGCTTCGCAGCTTCCAGATGATGAGATGGAAGACGATTATATTAGTTACGTCATGGATGAATCCCTTGACGATGATGAACAAGATTACCTAGCAGGTGTATTACAAAATGATCCAAGACTATCAGATATCTTGGACAAAGTAATTACAGTTGCTAGTGAGTTTTCGGGTGCTGGCGAAGTAGACGGCCCCGGAACTGGTGTATCAGATTCTATCCCCGCTCGTTTGAGTGATGGAGAGTTTGTATTTACCAGAAAAGCGACCGACCAGATTGGCGCGGATCAGCTTCAAACAATTATGGATGATGCTGAACGTGCTTATGATGGTGGTTATCAAATGAAGGCTATTGGCGGTTATATGCAAGAAGACCCTAAAGAGCAAGATTCACCCCTCAGTCAAACCGATGAGGAAATCAAAAAGCTTATGGTGGGTGCAAATAAGATGCCTAGTCTTCGATAATTTTACGGCTACCTTGGTAAGACAAGCCCCATAAACTCGACGGAGTTAATATGGCTACCTTGCAAGACACAAGCCCCGTGAAGGAGATTGAGAATGTCAGAAGTACAAGAAGAAGTTGGTAATCCTTATAATGCTAAAAAGTCTTGGCACACGCCAGACAAGCCCAGTAGAGGCAGTGCAGATGGATTATTTTTTGAGCCAGAACCACAGGCTACCCCTGAAGAGGCCCCTGAAGAAGATGCTCAACCTCGTAAGAGGACTAACTATAAGAAACGATACGATGATCTAAAGAAACATTATGATCAAAAACTTGGAGAGTTTAAACAAAAGGAGCAAGAACTCCTTGCAATGGCTCAACAAGCACAGCCTCGTTATGAACCGCCTAAGTCTGAAGAAGAGTTAGAAAGTTTTAAAGAGGAGTATCCTGATCTGTATAACACTGTTGAATCTGTAGCACATATGCAGAGTCAACGGCAGGTAGCAGAACTTGAAGCGCAACTACAAGCTATGCGGCAACGTGAGTCTGAAGTATTGCGTAGAGAGGCTGAAACCACTTTGCAACAGCGCCATCCAGACTTTGAGGACATCAGAGGGGATGAGCAGTTTCATGCGTGGGCTAAAGAGCAACCTGAGCAGATTCAAGATTGGGTTTATAATAACCCTGATAATGTTGCTTTAGCTTCAAAAGCTATTGATCTTTACAAATTGGAAACTGGTGTTACTCAAAAACAACAGCCCAGAAAGAAACCTCAAGGTTCGGCAGCAGATATGGTATCAACTAAAACAACTAACGTAGATGCTGGTCAACCTAAGATCTGGACTGAACGGGAAATCGCTGCTATGTCCCTAGATCAGTTTGATAAATATGAAGAAGATATTAAGCAAGCAATGATGGAGGGCCGTGTAGTAGCATAATTAATTGTGTTATTAGGAGAATATTAACATGGCTTATAATGTAAGTGATCAATTTTTTGAACCGTCTACAGATACCGATGCTAACTTTGGTAACTCTGTATCAGGACAAACTAACTCGTTTTTCCTACCTAAAGTTTATTCCAAGCAGGTACTAAACTTTTTCCGTAAGGCTTCTGTGATTGAAGGTATTACGAACACTGACTATGCGGGTGAAATTGCAGCATTCGGTGATAGTGTACGAATCATCAAAGAGCCTGAAATTACTGTTTATCAGTATGAGCGTGGTCAAGATGTAACGCAAACTAAGTTGACTGACCAAGAAGTAACTCTGGTTGTTGACACTGCTAACGCATTTAAGTTTATCGTAGATGACATTGAAACTAACATGTCTCACGTTAACTTCCGTGACGTTGCTACGTCTTCAGCAGCTTACTCTTTGCGTGATGCTTTTGACGCAGGTGTACTAGCTACTATGTTTGCTGGTGTTCCAGATGCATCCCCAAATCATAGCATGGGTACGGACAATGCTACTGATATTGCTGCTGGTACTTTTGATGGTACTGGTAACTTGGACATTGGTTTTGCTGCTTCTGAGCATGATCCTATTGATGTGATGGCACGTATGGCACGTTTGCTAGACGAGCAAAACATCCCAGAAGAAGGACGCTGGTTCGTAGCAAATCCTGAGTTTTATGAAGTGCTTGCACAAAGCTCTTCTAAGCTCTTGTCAGTAGACTTCAACGCAGGCCAAGGCTCAATCCGTAATGGTTTGGTAAGCTCTGGCAAGCTTCGTGGTTTCGATATGTACAAGTCAAACAACATTGCTGCAACGTCTAACGCTGCTGGTAAGTGCTTGGCTGGTCACATGTCTTCTACGGCTACGGCTCAAACTATTACCAGCACTGAAGTGATCCGTGATCCTTCAAGCTTCGGTGATATTGTACGTGGTCTACACGTTTACGGTGCTAAGGTACTGCGTCCAGAAGCTCTGGTTGCAGCCTTTTACGGTATCGACTAGACCTTTTAGGTGGGGGCTGCTTCGGTGGCCCCTTTCCTTTTTTATTGGAGATTATAATGCCTCAAATTGGTTCAAATTCAAATCCTATGATGATGAGACAAACTATTGCTGGTAAAGGTAGCAGAATCCGTAAAGGAACTAATTACGCACGTTACAAAGATAACTTTGATAAAATTTTTAATAAAGACTCTGATCCTGAATGCGCTACAGAGTTTGAAGGCGCTAGAGCAATTAGTAAAACTTTTTCAATGGAGCAAGACTAATGGGTTTAATGAAGAAAATTAAAAAACTGGTGTCTCAAGTAAATAGTCAATCTCAAAACTATGGTGGAGTTCAGCAACTACCTACATTTCCTATTGGTTATGACGAAAGAATACAATATTCTGAAGGAGGTCAAAGTATGTATGCTAAAAAGAAAATGATGGGTGGAGGTTCTACAGAACGTAGTGCTTACAATAAAGGAGGCTATGCTTCCGTACAAGAGATGGAAAAAATGTGTGGTAGCAGAACGGTAACGCAAAAAGTAAAATGAAAGTACCTGCTCCAAAAGGCTACCACTGGATGAAGTCTGGAAAGACTTTTAAGCTTATGAAAGATCCTAAAGACGGTTATAAGCCCCATAAGGGTGCAAGTAAATCAGCAACCTTTGAGGTTCAAAAGGCGCATAAATAATGGCAACATATCTAGATTTAGCAAATGAACTCCTGCGGGAGATGAATGAGGTAGAGCTTACAAGTTCTAGCTTTGCTTCTGCTGTGGGTATTCAACAACACGTTAAAGACTCTATTAACAGGGCTTATCTAGATATTGTTAATGAAGAACCTCAGTGGCCTTTCCTTGCTGCTAACCTAAGCGGTGAAACAGATCCTATGTACGGTAATGTGTATGTAGAAACTGTAGCAGGACAACGCTGGTATACTTTAAAACCTTCTAGTTCTTCGCTGACTACTGACTATGGTTATATTGATTGGGATAATTTTTATCTTACTACGGTAGGTGTATCAGGAGAATCAGCACCTTATGTTGCAAGAAACTTACGTTTTACTACAACAGAAGCTTGGAAAGATTATCGTCGTATTTCAGAAAATTTAGATGATGCAGATACGCAGCAGTATGGTGTACCTGATCGTGTTATTAAAAGTCCTGATAATCGTAAGTTTGGTTTAAGTTCTATACCAGATAAAGTATACCGTGTTTGGTTTTATGCTTATGTACTACCTACAGAACTTTCTTTGTATAGTGATGAAATTGTATTTGCAAATACTTATAAGCCTGTGCTTCTTAACAGAGCTAGATATTACATTTATCAATTTAAAGAAAGTCCTCAATTTTCTGCATTTGCGCTTGAAGATTATAAGCGTGGCTTGCGTTTGATGAAGCTTAATTTAATGGAGCCTAATCCGGGTGAGTTTAAAGATGATCGTATGAGGTTTGTTTAATGTCTCAGCCATTTGGTTTATCAGCTAGAGGAGGACTCTATACAAGTCTTAACCAACTTGAAATGCTTCAGCAGCCGGGGATTGCTTCTAAACTTACAAACTTTGAAGTAGATATTAATGGCGGCTATAGACGTGTAAATGGTTTTAGTATTTTTGGTGGTGGATCATCCGTAAGACCTAATGGGTCTAATAAAATATTAGGTATTAAAGTTTATGCTGATGGTGTAATAGTTTGTTCAGGTACAGGAATTTTTTTTAGTCAAGACGGAACCTCATGGATTTCTATATCTAAGCAAAGTGTACATAGCAGTGGAGATAACTACACAACCTTTACAGGACGTACAGATTTAACTCGTAGCGATCAGAATCAAACAAGTTTTTCATTATTTGAAGGTATTTCAGACTACGGTGAAATTATTATATGTGATGGATCTAACAAACCTTATTTTTTTAGAATGGAAGGAACAGGAGCCTTAGCAACAAGAACTTTTTTTGCCGGTGAAATTACAGTAAGTGGTACAGTTTCTCCAACAGTAGGAACTATACATGATAAACATCTTGTAGTTTCAGGTGCTGAAGGTGCAGAAAATACAATTTTTTATAGTAAAACAAACGATCCTGATGATTTTACAGGAAGTGGTTCAGGCTCTATTGTACTTGAAGATCAAGTAGTAGGTTTGGCTAGTTTTCGTAACGACCTTGTTATTTTTTGTAAAAATAGTATTTTTAAATTGTTGAATATTAATGATTCTTCAAATATTACAATACAGCCTGTAACAAAAAATGTAGGTTGTATTAGTGCTGCAAGTATTCAAGAAATGGGCGGTAACTTGTTATTTTTAAGCCCAGATGGTTTAAGAACTGTTGCAGGTACAGCCCGTATTGGAGACGTTGAGTTAGGTGCTGTAAGTAGACCTATACAATCTATTATTCAAACTATAGCAGATAGTGTAAATACTTTAACTATTAGCAGTGTAGTATTAAGAGATAATTCACAATATAGATTATTTTATAATACTAATGGTACAGCTAATAGTTCTGCTAAAGGTTTTATAGCTACTTTAACAAATGAAGGTTTCCAGTTTTCAGAATTACAAGGAATTAAAGCTACAGCTATAACATCTGATTTTGCTTCCGACGGTGTTGAAAAAACATTTCATGGAGACGGTGATGGTTATATTTATAATCATAATATAGGTAATTCGTATGATTATGGGGGTACGCCTGCAAATATTACAGCTTCGTATCAAACACCTAATTTAGATTTTGGTGATGTAGGAACTAAAAAAACTATGCGTTATGTCAGGATTTCTGTAAGTCCTGAAGGCGGTATTCAACCAACATTACGTGTGCGCTATGATTATGAAGATCCTCTTATCGCACAACCTTTAGATTACATTTTAGATAGTATTCCTTTGCCTAGTCTTTTTGGTTCAGGCATTTTTGGTACTAATGTTTTTGGAGCTACTCCTGATCCATTAGTACGTCAAGCAATACAAGGTAGTGGACATACTGTAAGTTTTATTGTAACAAGTTCAGATCAAAATGCACCATTTACTATTAATGGTTTATATGTAGATTATACCCCTTCAGGTAGGAGATAATAAATGGCTCAAAGCTATACAAGACAAAGTACATTTTCTGACGGGGATACTATATCAGCATCTTTGTTTAATAATGAATATAATCAACTTTTAAATGCTTTTAGTTATTCTGCTGGAAGTTCATCTAGTACAGGCCATAGACACGATGGTACTGCTGGACAAGGCGGTAATATTTTTAAAATTGGTGATCTTGATTTTCTTAACAAGATCGAAGTAGATGGAACTAACAACCGTCTAGGTTTTTATGTAGAAGTTTCTAGTGCTGCTGTAGAGCAGATCCGTATTCAAGATGGTGCTATTGTACCTGTTACGGATAATGATATTGATTTAGGTACGTCTTCTTTAGAGTTTAAAGATCTTTATATTGACGGTACTGCAAATCTTGACAGCCTTGTGCTAGGTAGTGGCTCTACAGTTACTGCTATTCTTGATGAAGATGATCTTAGTTCTGATAGTGCTACATCATTAGCTACGCAGCAATCTATTAAAGCTTACGTAGATGCACAAGTAACTGCTCAAGACTTTGATTTTAGCGCAGACTCTGGAGGTTCTTTAAGTATTGACCTAGACAGTGAGGCTATGACCTTTACAGGCGGTACAGGTATTGATACGTCTGGTTCAGGCAATGCAGTAACTTTTGCGATTGATAGTACTGTAACAACTCTTACGGGTTCTCAAACTCTTACTAACAAG